ACTGGCCACACTTTGTAGGCAACGAAGTCTACAGGCTCTAGGTCCTGCCATAGGATGTCTACCGCCCACTCTGTGGAGAGGTCGGTACACTCACCCGTCTCTGGGTTGGTGGCAAAACAGATGTTACCAATCTCGTGGACAGCTACTACTACTTCGCTGTTGTAAGAGGTGTTACCCTCTTCGTCTGTGGTGGAGATTGTTGCTTTGGCTAACTCCCAAGCTTCTTGGGTGGGGTAGGCGTATTTATAAAACTTCATAGCTGTTGTTGTTATTTATTATAAAGAGGTGAGCTCGGCAAGTTGGTCATTCGTAAGGCGAGTCTTGAAAACGAGGGCTTGGTTAAGTTCTCCATAAAAAGGAAAGTTTCCATCTCCACGACTTGTACCAATGCTGGTCAAAGTTGCTGGAACTGCTCCCGAAGAATCGCTACCTACTTGCGTTCCGTTCAAGTAAAAAACGAAATCGTTTAGTTTGTATGCTGCCGCAAGTTTGTATTGCTGACCGACTACAATTGTGGTTCCGCTTGAAATAGAGGCAACAACAGCACCCGAAGAAGCAACAACCAGTTGCATTGTATTTGAGGAATTTTGACGAAGTCGGACGGCATTGCTTGCACTTCCATCGCTCAAACTCATTTCGTACACTCCGCCATCGGCTTGCGTAACTTCCCACTCAGCGTAAAAACTCCCCTCCGTCTGCCCAATAAGCGAGCTAATGCCCGTCTTTGAAGCAGCATCCGCAACCCTTGTAACTGATGCCCCTAATGTGGGGATGTACGAGGTGGCGTAGGCTCCGACTTCAAGTTGGGCGCCCCAAATATATAAACCACTTGTGCCGTCACCAAGATAAGACACGCCACTCATATTAGAAGTGGAACTAATGCCTATAAAGAAATTGTCATAAGCACCATTATTGACGGCACTTGTGAAGTCAATCCTATACCACCCATTTTCTAACGCTTGTACTTTTCTTGTGACTATAAGAGTTGGGTCATTTGTGTTTGTGAAAACTCCTAACCGAGTATCGAATACAACACAGTTTATATCACTGTTTATCGTGTTGACGTTAGTAATAAAAATGTACCTTCTTTCGCCTTCTTTTACAAATAAAGACCACGCCCTCAATGAACCATCTACGGTAAATAGATTGCTTACACTTACATAGTGAGAGGATAAGCTACTATTTTCAACCAATTTATCGGCATTTACATAACCATCGGGTGAAGTTGTGGCGTTAGCCGTAATTGTTGCGCCACTTTTTGTCCAATAAGCATTATCAAACTGCTCCGAGTATTGAGCCAAATTAGTCCGCTGCGGCTCCAGCAACAAGCGAGGGCAAGTAGACCCCAAATAATCCAAACGGGGTAAACCGCTCACTGGGCCAACTGATACCGCTGCGGTGGTGGTGGGGCCGATATAATCAGTCATTACTCCCGACTCCAACTGGCAACCCCACAAAAGCATACCGCTTGTATTATCACCAGAATAAGTGCCAGTAGTCGTACTTGCTTTTACTCGGTGATAAAGACCTATTGAAGAACTACTCGCTACCGAACCCGTAATGCTAACACGATACCATCCAGAACCTACCGAAGTGATAGAAGCAACCGAACCATTTACATAAGTAATTGCTTGCGTAGACAAATTAAAAATAGCACGTACGGGGTAATTAGATGCGGTATTGCTAAAAATGCCAAAGTCAAAAAAACTATACCCGTCTGCTTTCACATAAATGCTTGCTGTAATTTCCCCAACCATTGTAGCCATTGTAAGGCCACGATAGTGGTCATCAGTTACTACGGTCGGAATTACCTTGTCAGCCGTTACCGCACCATTCAAGGGATTTGCGGCAGCGTTAGCGGTTACGTTTGTTTGGTTCTGAACTGTCCAGTTGGTTTGGTCTTCGCTATACAAAGCAAGATTCGTCCGCACCTTCTCTATAAGCCCGTCACTTTGCACACGGGTAGCACTTGAGGCACGGGTGAAGGTTAAGTCCCCAGTACCATCGGTCGGCTTGACAGAATACACCTTGCCATTCTTGTATCCCGAAGGAATCAGTACAAGACTTGCGTCATCAAAATCGCTCACAATCAGTTGTAGTTTAGTCTGTCAATAGCATCCACCAAGCAGGCAAATGCCTCTACCGTTCCGCCATCTGCCAACACACGAATAGAATACTTCTCAGCATAAGTAAAGGCATTATCAAAGCAAGCAGGCACACCATCACCCGTTAAGGTGCGTGTGTTGTAATCCTCATCGCCAAAGTAGGATGAGCAATATACTTCACCCCAGTTGATATTATTTGCCATTGTCTTTTAAATAACTCTTTAACTTGATGATATTGCTCTTCTTCGGCTCGTAAGTCTTTTTAGAGAACCCAGCTCGCAAAGTTCGCATCGGTGTCGGGGTAGACATCTGCATTGTTGTTTGAATTATATTGAGGGAATGACGCTTGGTTGTAGCTCATATATGTGATGAACCTGTCGGTGTAGTACTGCGCTAAATCACGAGCCTTGCCCACAAGGTAGTCAACCTCAATCTTCTCTGCGGTAGTACTATTCTCGGAGTTGTGCTTGAACACCCCACCGTTACCGATGGTATAAGCAGCAAAAGGCAAGTACTCCACCATAGCCCAATGGATAAGCATCGGCTGCAAGTAGTCGTTGACCAACGCCAAGTAAGGGTTGGCAAGAGTTCCTGCAATGATGTCATCGCTTATCTTGTCATACAACTTTGTGCCAGTATAGTTTTGGATGTGTATCTCCTGTGCAATCTTGATGAACTGGATGAACTTGTCCGTGTCCACGTTACCGCCTATTGCGGTGTTGCGAACTAAGTCCTCTCTTTTAATAAATAATGCCGTTGCCATATCTTATCGTGGGTTTACAAATCCTTGATTGGGCATATCAACAGGTCGCTTCGCTACGTTTGTAGGATTGGTCTCAAGTACCACGCCCTCCTTCTTTGCCTTGTTTACACTCACCTCTGCGTTAGGGTTGCCTACATCGGGAGTTACGCCTTCGCCTTTTGCCAAGTACGTCTTGCGCATCCAAAAGTGATGGCACCTTGCACCGCCCTTGTATAACCATATTGAATAGGTTGCCGCTCCCTCTACACCGAAACCTGCGTTTACCGCTTGGCCTCCCATACGAAGCACATCCTCCTTGCGGTAGACCTTGCCCGATGCTACCATCTTCTTGCAGAACTCACGGCTATTGGTCTTTGTAGTTTCGGGAGCATAAGCATAACGAACCTTGTACCTCTTGCCTTCTTCAGTAACTCCGTCTTGGCTGCTCTTGGCGTTAGGGAATGCGCTGCCTGTTGATGCAAAAGCGTACTTGCTTAATGCCTGCTCCGCATCGTAGTCAACGGGTCGTTCATCTACAAGCTCCCATTCATCCATATTCACGACCTCACCTACTTCTTCTAAAGCAGCAAACGCCTCCTCAAACATCTCATCGCTCGGCTCTTGGCTTGATAGCTTAACGCCAGTCTCCTCCTCACGAGTCTCTAAATCCATAGGCGTTACCACGTCTTCCGTAAACTCCAAAGGCTGAAGGGTCTTGAAGTACAAGTTGAGGCTGATGTCGTTGTAGGCCAAGATTTGGTCTATGCCGTCAAGGATAATCTCCTGCTTGGGTCGGATAACAAGGTTATCCAAAAGCGTAGATGCGGTCTTTAGTTCATCAGCGTTGTTGCCAAGTCCCGAATTGTCCTTGATGCCTAAAAGCATAGGGCTTACGATACGATGCGAAACCATTATCTTCTGCGTAGCTTCAGCACTCAAGAACTGGTACTGCTCCGCAGCATCCGATAACTGTACAGGGTCAACCGTTGCAGCAAGGTCTTTGTTATCGTTGAACGCAAGGATGAACTTGCCAGAGTTTGAGCTACCGCTAAACTTCGTTGCAATCTGCTGCTCGATGCTCCTGCGCTCCTCCTCGCTCGGTACTCCGTTGTTGAAGTTAATCAGCATAGAAGGCGCAAGGCCGTTCTGAATGTTGTTGATGTGGTAGTTGGCAATCTCCTCTTCAAGCTCTGCGTATGGAAGGCCACCTTGATAGTCCACAGGGGAGTAGTAGTAGAATCCTGCTCGGTATGGCTTGATGTACAATATCTCCAATCCCTCTTTGCTTGTGCCAAATGCAGGGATGCGTACCGCAGTTTCTTTTCTGCTGCTCACGGCCTCCCAATCCTTTGCGTAGTAGTACGCCTCAATCTCTCCGTCTTCGTTGCACCTTGCAGCTCTCAACGTCTCTACTGGGATGTGCTGCACCTCTACGATGGTGTTGTGGTCTTGGGAGTACACAACCTGCATACTGCATTGCCCCATCATCACATAGTCGGCTACCACCTTCTGCAAGCAGGCTTTCGTAAACAAGCCACGCATCGCTGCGTACTCGCTCGGCTTCTTGGCAGAGTCCGTTGCATCCAAGCCCTTACCAAAGGTCATATCCATCAAAGAGTTGAGGATAGCGTTGTTCGTGGGTGAGCCGTTGTACCTGTCAATTAGGTAGCCGAAGTAGTCGTTGTTGTCTCCGTATTCAACGTAATCCTTTCCCTGCACCTCTTTAACGACAGGTGTGGTGTAGGAACTGAAGTTCACAACGTGGACTTTAGATGATGATGTACTCATTGTCATAGCTTGTTTCTTCGGTGTAGACGTTTTGGTTTACCGTAAATTTCTCGTAATCTGTTTGCGAAGTTACAAAGACCCTGTCCCGATATATTAGATTTCCCGATGCGAATACCTTCAACCCATAGAATCTATTGTTGACAAGTACGAACGTG